GTATGCATGCATTCCTCCGCGGCGTAGTCGGCGGAGCGGGCAGCGGACAGCACAGCCTGCCGCGCTGTGTGCGCTGCCTCCTTGGCGCGGGCCAGCAATTCCGGTGCCCTATCACTTCCTGGCTCGCTGGGGCGGATGCGGCTATAGTAATTGGCTGCCCTCTGCGCGGCCTCNNCCGACGATGCGGCCGACTGCCTGTCCATACTCGTCGCGCGCTGGTCGGTCGCTTCGCGCGCGTAGTAGCGCGCTTGTTCCGCGGCCATTTGGGCCTGCCATGCGGATTTGCGAGCGTGGGCGGTCTCGTACTCGAGACCGATTAATGCGTCATTGACTGTCCTCATGTCTCTTCCTCCTGTTTTTGTCGCGACCGAGTATCGGCCGGGACTCGCCTCATCAACTGTCTATAGTGATTGTATCACGCGGTGGCCAAGCGTGTCAAGTGGTAATTAGGCACTTTGGATATTCGCAAGTATTCGTAACCCCAACAATATCAATATGATATGTCATTGCCACCAGTATTACGAAAATTAGTTTCGTAATAACTCATTACGACCCATAGATTTAGACCACCTGCGAGCGAGAATTGATACAACACTATCATCGTAGTATTACCCACCCGGCAAGAGACCACAGGCAGACTTGGCACGATTCATGCTCTTAATATATTAATATTAATATTAAGTACCAATAAGAAATAATAAGTATAGCTTATTGGTTATACTATCTACCAACAAACCAATAACAATTAGCTTATTGTTATTTGTTTGTTGGTGTTAGTTATTTGTATTTAATAATTATACTTATTGTTTATTTGTGGTGTCTGTAGACACTTAATAAATATTATTAATAAAGTATATAGTCTTAGGGCGATTCGAAGCGCAAAAACGAGTACCAACCCGCCCAGGCCGCGGCGGGCGCATACCACACATACACACCGAGGGGAGATTACCTCCTCTAATTGTTAGACATCTAACAATCCCGGTGGACACGCAAGGGGGCGGCGCAACGCGCCGCGGTCCGTATTGGTCCGGATTGCGCCGTAAGAAAAAGGGCACGGCAAAGCCGTGCTTTCCGTATCTATCCGGACACCCCCCGGTATACCCGAATGCGGATGCGGGTGGGGAGGGTTATCCCCTTTGGAACTCGGGGGGTAAAAGTAGGGGTTTTCGGGTGTATTACGTGCTGCGGTGTGGACCATATTACTGGAATTGGGGGGTTATATCATGAGTATTGACAAAAGGGGGGCGGTTTGATATGCTACCCTCAGTGGTCGTGGTGGTAGTCTACTGGCCTTTAGTTCGGAGGGGTGGTTATGTGTGAGGATTGTGGGTGTGGGAAGATAGATTCGGCGAGGGTATCTGAGCTTCAGAAGTACTTGGACTTCAGGAAGGAAGGTCCTGTGCGGAACGGTGTGACGGGTTGGGATTTCAGCGTTGACGAGCCGTTGAAGCTTCGGGAGGCGATACGCAACACATGCTTGCATTGCACGGGCGGGGAGTCCGAGAAGGCGGTTCGGGACTGTGACGGGGTGAAGTGTGTTGGTAAGGGCGAGTATTGCGAGCTATGGCCCTACCGTATTCGGCAGAAGATTGACAAAAGCCGCGGCAAGGTGCTTAGTCCGCTCAAGGCGGTCCGCTCGTACTGCATTTGGTGTCAGGGCAACAGGGAGTATGTGCGGGATTGTCAGGACACCTACTGCTTTCTCTGGCCGTACCGGATGGGTAAGAAGCCGGAGAGTATGGTAAGTGAAGCGGAGCGGGAAGCGGCCAAGAGAAAAGCTGCTCTTTCGCGGGCGAAGCTGTCGTCTTCGAAGGCGAAAGCGGCGGACGGGGAGCCTGAAAATGAGGGGTGATTTATGCCATCCTGTGATGAATTTGAATCTTTTTGAGCCATCCTGTGCTACAATCCATTTCGGGTAGGGGTAACACCGCCCCCCCCCAATCGGGCTATCACAGGAGCCGTTTTTTTGCCCGGAAATGACGTAATTTTGCATATGGATATGGAGCCATGCCGAGAACATCACGTAACGATATGGAATTGTTGGACTTGACTCACAGATGCCCGGTATGTGGGCTGCCAGGTTTCCCGAGTGACTTTGGTTGGAAGGACGGTAAGCGTCACCGGGTATGCCTGGAATGTCGGCGGTACATGCGTGGAAGTGACGGGTGTGTACGGTATGAGCGGGGCAGGAAGGCAAGGCGGGATGATAAGCGGAACATGAAGGAACAGGAACTGTGCTGGCGTCATATGGACAGTTCGATGACAGAGGAGGAATGGGATGCGTTGTGTGACAGAGAAGCGGGATACATTGCCCCATGGGCGCAGAGGCCGGGGCCGGGTGTCGGGTCAGGTGGTGAAACGATATGACGTATGGCCCAGGGTGAGTGGTTCTGGGCTGACTGAACAGCGGTTATGCTGGCAGTACATGGACGAAGACATGAGCGAGGATGCGTGGGACCGGTTGTGTGACCGGTTGGCTGGTCCGATATGCGGGACAAAGGGAGCATAACATGAGGCCTGAATGCCGTGAGTTTGTGAAGATCATGGTTAAGCATATTGAAGTGCAGGGGCCTGTCTTGGAGGTGGGCAGTTTGCAGGTGGCGGGTCAGTGCGGGTTTGCCGATTTGCGTCCGTTTTTCCCGGGTCTGGAGTACACGGGGCTGGATATGCGCGAGGGGGCTGGGGTTGATTTGGTGTGCAACGCAGAATCGCTCCCCTCGATGGACAATCACTACGGCGTTGTGGTGAGCGTGGATACGTTGGAACACGTTGCGCGTCCATGGCTTATGATGAATGAGTGTGCTCGGGTAATGCGTGATGACGGTCTTGCGATATTCACGACGGTATTTGATTTTCCGAAGCATGAGCAACCGCATGACTATTGGCGGATGACGGTCGATGGTTTGCTGGAGTTGATGCAGTCATTCAAGGGGTGTGATTTCGTTGCGTTTGAGTGTGGGCAGGTGACCCGGCCGCATACGGTTGCGTGTGCGGCGTTTCAGTCGGGCAACCTTGTCGCCCCGCACGGGCTTTCTTTGCTGACCGCAGATTTGTATGAATGGCAACTGCGATGGAGAAAGGCGAGCCATGAAGAGTGACCTGCCTCGGGTGGAGATCGTGTGGCGGGACATTGTGGAGTCGGCGGGATGGACAGACCGTGCGGATGTGATGCGCGTTGAACCGGAGGTATGTACTTCGATTGGGTATCTTTTGGACATTACCGACGACACGGTGAGGTTGATTAGTAGTGTGGTGGGGTCAAAGGAATCAAATTACCAGGTATTGCCCCGTGGCGTGGTGACTGGGATCTACCGGTTACGGCGCGATGGGTTATGGGTTCCGCGTTAGTCTCCTGTCCCCCTCCCTTCTGTCATGGGGCGTCCAAGGTCATTATCTTTGGACGCCCTGTTTTTTGTTTTCGCAGTTATTGTTTGATTTCAAACTGTTTGATATTTGACAATCATATATTGCTTTTGATATAATGCAAAACGAAGGTAGAGAATATGGATATACCATGGGATATTTTTTCTAACGAGGATGTGGCGGACTTGAGATCGTGCAATACGCTGTCGGATAGCCGTTTACACATGGACGGGCTGGACGACAGTGCGTTTGTGTGGCCGGAGCGGGAAAGCGAAATCGTAGCGTACATGATGAGGTTGATGGTTCCGTATGGCAAAATCTGAGTTTGCGGAATTTGAGTTTTTGCCGCAGCACAACTTTGCGGTAGACGAGTACTATCAAAAGCTGGTGGTCTCGATGGAACCGGATGCGGTTGCGTATTGCCGTGCCTTTGTGAAGGCAGGGGGGGATACGCAAGGCGCGTACAAGCTTGTCAAACCAAACAACAAGAAGAGCACGGCGGCGGGTAGTGCCCCGGAATACCGCCGCCGGTACGCGGAGAGTCAGGCGGCCAAACAGTTAATCGCGTATTTGAGGGTGTTAATGGGCAGCTATGACGACCATCAGCCGGTGACGCTGGAAGAGATTGTGCGGCAGACGGAGAAGGATTTCCGCAACACCGCGACAGACGCGAAGACGCGGGCAACGCTGGCCGAGAAGATTATGAAGTGGCGGGGCTTGGATTCAGACACGGTAGACAAGACGTGTGACTTGGAGGACAGCGAGATACTGGCAACAATGGAAGCGATACGGCGGGACGAGGGCGTTCCCGTGGTGCTTAGTTGAGCGCGGGCTACTATTCCTTTCCGCGCCCGGAACTGGTTCCGCATGTGCCAGAGACGGCGCGTTTTGTTTTAGATGTAGGTTGTGGCTGTGGCGCGTTTGGTCGGTCGTTGAAAGAGCGTGGGGTAGAGCGGGTAGACGGAATAGATATTTACGGACCAGCATGCGAAGAAGCCCGCAATGTGCTTGACGATGTGATTTGTGGGGATATCGAGGTTTTGGATTTGCCCTATGGGCTGGGCCAGTACGATTGCATCGTGTTCGCGGACGTGCTGGAACACCTGCGAGAGCCGGGTGCGGTGTTGTGTAGGATGCGGGATTACATCGCGCCGAATGGCGTGGTGATAGCAAGCATCCCGAACGTCCGGTTCTGTTACGTGGTGCGTTCTCTCGTCCATGGACGTTGGAAGTATGAGGACGCGGGTATACTTGACCGGACGCATCTGCGGTTTTTCACCGCAACCGATATGGCATTGCTGTTCTGTGAAGCGGGCTACCGGGTAACGCAGCTTGCGCCATTATCGGTGATGGCCCCGGAGTTAGTGCCGCGCAACACTGACGGCGGGTTCACGTTGGGTAATTTGACGGTTGGTCCATTGACCGATGCGGAGTATCAGGATTTTTTGACGTATCAATACCTTGTAGTTGCGGAGCCGGGATTGTGAGCGTCATAGTAGAAAAATATCTGACCTTGACGCCAACACAGCGCAAGCGGTTCCACGAACAGTATCCGCAGAAGGCGGCCAAGGTAGAGTTCGAGGCGGTGCGCGTGGCGGCGCGTAAAGACTTTTGGTACTTTCTAGAGAAAGTGCTACGGATACCGGTGCTGTATCCGCCATTGCACCGGCCGCTTGCCCGGTGGATGTCGAACTGGACGAAATCCGCGAAGCTGTGTCTTCTCCCGCGTGGTCATCTAAAATCGTCCATTTGCAACGCGGCATTCACTGCGTGGGAAGTCGTGCGCAACCCGGAGATACGCATCCTGATTGTATCGCACAAGGCGGATGACGCGATCAAGTTTGTGGGCTGGGCGCGGTCGTATCTGGACTCGCCGGGTGTACGGAAGTACTTCCCGGACGTTCACCCCACAACCAATAAGAGTGGTCGCTGGCAGAAGTGGAGCGGAAAGGGTTTACTTGTTGCCCGTAACGGGCATTACAAAGAAGACACGGTAGAGTATTCGTCGCACGATTCCCAGGTAACGGGTCGTCATTACGACCTGGTTATCTTTGATGATATTGTGACCAAAGACAGCGTGGCGAACGCGGAACTTATCCAGAAGACGAAAGAGTATCATGAACACTGTCAAGCCCTTCTGGAACCAGGTGCCCGCGAAATGATGATTGGCACGCGGTACGACTTTTCGGACTTGTACGGGACGATCATTGAGACCCCTGAACTGACCGCCGAATATGATATTGTGGTGAAGTCGTGTTACGACAAGCACGGCAAACCGATTCTTCCCACGCGGTTCACGGAACTAGAGAACGATGTCCCGTGTCCCGAGAACCCGGCGCTTGCGCGGAAATCGTTACCCACGGTGCGGCGCAAGATGGGCACGTGGGTTTATGCGTGCCAGTACGAAAACAACCCCGTCCCGACAGATTTGCAGGTATTCAAGCCAGACTGGATACAGGTGATAGACCGGCTACCTGATTGTCATTTGCGGTGGTTCCGCGTATGCGACTTGTCTTCGGAAAAAGAGACCAAGACCTCGTGGACGGCGATTGTCACGGGTGCGGTTGACCACGATAGCAATGTGTATATCACAGATATCTTTTGGGGCAACTACGGGGGGGACAAGATTATTGGTGAGCTTATCCGCGGGCAGCAGGTCCCCCCCGAAAAGCGGCCGGTTCGAGTGGGGATGGAACCAGGCCCGTATGAGCGAAGTTTGAAACCGTTTATGCGGCAGGCGATGCACAAAGAAAAGACTTATATCCCCTGGGCGTGGTTGAAGGGTGAGCAGAGCGAGGTCAACAAAGAGGAGCGCATCCGGGGACTTCAGCCGTGGTTCGAGAACGGCATGATTTATTTCATGCGGAACTGTCGCAACCGGGAGAAGGCGGAAGAAGAACTGATCCGGTTTCCACGGTTTAAACGTAAAGACATCATCGATGCAATGGCACAGATTGAACACATTATGTTTCCGGGAAAGAAGCCGGAGGCCAAGGCGAGCAAACCGAAGTATGAGGATTGGCTTGATCCGGCGTTGATTCGCGGGGAGCAGACATTCATAGGCGAGGAACGTGTCATGGACGAAAGCACGGCGATTCGTGTCGCTGCGGTGGCGTTTAACTGATGAAGATTCCTACCAATATTGGCAAAGACGAACTCCGGGTATGGGAATCGCGTATCACGCGTGCCTATAAGGCGCGGGAGAAACACGAACAGCGCTGGGAACGGATACGCGAATTTTACCGGGGTAACTATTACGGTTCTGTAAAGTACGAAGACCGGATTGCTATCAATTGGATGCTGGTGAACATCCGTCAGATGATGTCTTCGCTGTACTTTCAAAACCCGACGATGTTTTTCAAGGGCAACACTCCGCTGGGCGAGATGGTATCGCCGGTGATGGAACAAGTACTTATCCGAGAGCGTCAGGTCATGAGTGCACAGGACCAGGAGCGAGATATGCTCTGGAATGCGCTTATGTATGGCACGGGTATTCTGAAGCACGGGTATAACGCGGAATATGACGAGCAGGACGCATTCGCGGATGAACGTGCTGTGCGCGAATACGATGGTAGTTCAGACATCCGTTCGGGCACGGATGAGGATTTGAGCCTTCCTCAATCGTCGGTCGTGGAATACAACAACGCGATTAAGTACGGGCACCCGTGGAAGAAGTCTATTAGCCCGTTTGATTTTCTGGCGGACCCGGAGGCCCGGACATCGGATGAGGCGCGTTGGTTTGCACATGTAATCAACCGGCCTTTTGTGGACGTAATCCGGGACAGCCGGTATGATCGTGTGGCGCGGTCGCAGGTTGAACCGACGGGGCATAGTGAGTACGGGAACGACCCGTCTGGCACGACATCCAGTTGGCGCGAAGATGAGGTATCGCGTGATTCATCGATGGTCACGCTATATGAGATTTTTGACAAGGTAACGCAGACGGTTATTGTGTGGAAATGGGGGCTGGATCGCCCGCTACTTGTGAAACCGTACCCGTTCTTTGGTCAGGAAGGCCCGTATGTGTTTCTTCAATTCCTTCCTGACGATGAGGATTTCTGGGGCATTGCGTATGCGGACACGTTCAGCGACCAGATTCAGGTTCTGAACAAGATGCGTACGCAGATGATGGATCATCTGCAACGGTGGGGCGCGACAAGGGGAGCCTACCTTACGGGTTCGGTTGGCGCGGAAGATGTCCGCAAGTTTGTGAGCAATACCAATGCCTTTGTTGAAGTGCAGGGCGCGGAGAAGATCAGCGATGCACTGGAGATATTCCCGCACATCCCGATAGCGGGCGATGCGTGGAAGCTGACGGATCTGTTCCAGCGCGATATGGATCAGGTGTCAGGCATATCGGAGCTTTCACAGGGTACGGGGCGCGGTATTCAGACGGCGACTGAAGCGAGCTATATCCAGCAACAGAGCGGGTTGCGTGTTGGCGACATGCGGTTCCTTCTGGAACGCGCATTGGTGAAGAGTACACGCAAAGACGTTTCGATGTTGCGTCAGTTTTGGGGACCCGAACGGGTTGTCCCCGTCGTTGGGCAGGATGGGCGCGTATGGCAGATGGTAAGTCTATCACAGGATCTCGTGAGTGCAGACTACGAGGTTACGATAGAACCGGGTTCGACGGAACGCATTGATAAGAACATGCGTGTGCGGCAGACGATTGACGCAATGGCGCAGTTGATCCCGCTGATGCCGTACTTGCAACAGATGGGCTTTACGGTGAATGTGCCCGAACTAGTGCGAACCTATCTCCGCAACACGGAAGTATTCCGGAACCCTGAACGGATCATCGTTCAGCTTCCGGCGATGGCACCGCCCCCGATGCAGTTGTCGGGTCCGCGGGGTAATGACACACCCGCAACACCGATGGAAGCGCAAGCACAGACGCCGGGGTCAATGCCGGTGAACAACATGGGCCAGATGCCGTGGGATACGGACCCGGCGCATATGGGGCAGATGTTTACCCGGCGCGTATTTGAGGGAGGGCCGCGCTAATGCCTCATTATAGTTTTGAGTGCGACCATTGCGAACAGGAATACGTAGAGTTTTATAAGTCGTCTGAAGTGCCTAAGACTAGCATATGCCCGCGGTGTAAGGGCGGCACGGTTCGGGTTTTCCGTCCGATGCAGATCAGCATTTTCAACGAGTATGTTACGCCGCACATCACGGGCGAACCGATGTTGATTCGCAGCCGCAAACACGAAAAGGACGTATGCACTGCGAACGGTTTAATGCGGGTCACGTCGGATGAGTTCAACAAACCGAACAAACCCAAGGCGGTGGAGATGCCGCCGTTGCGGGAGGATTACGAACGGACACGGCACGAGATGGGGGTGTTGAAGTGAGTATTGCAACGGACAAAGCGGACGAGTTGCGTGCGCAAATAGCGGTGTTGCAGTCGAAACTGAGCTTGTTGGAAGCTGAGGACGGCAAGGTTATGAAGTTCGTGGATAGCCTCAAGGCAGATGGTTCCTTACCGGACCTTCCAAGCGTAGAGGTTATTGCGAAGATTGTTGATAGGTGGATCAAATTTAAAGGATGAACTGCGATGACGCCGTAGTGCAGTCGCAGCAATCATCGAGGAGAGACAATGGACGAGTTGAAGCAGGCGGCATTGGGTAATGGTGATGTGAGTACCGGGGACGATTCGTTTGCGGTGGACGTTAGCCGTGGTAACGAATACACAAACGATTTCGGTGATTCGTTTGTGGAGGACAAGGGGATTTCGGGCGGTATTGGTGTTTCAAAGGGCACTGAATCCGCGTTGGACACCCCAGTCAACAACCCGGATCTTGAATCGATTCGGAAATCCATGCAGGCCGATTATACGCGCAAGACGCAGGAAGTTGCAGAACAGCGCAGGGAAATCGAACGTCAGATGGCTTATCTGGCCCAAATGCAGGCAATGCAGAATATGGGTCAGCAGCCGACGCAGGCACAGGCAAACGAGATTAAGGGCATCCTTGACCGGATTCCCCCGACGGTACGCGCCAACATGGAACCCGAAGCCCAGCAAGTCCTTGAGACACTGGAGACCGTGGTTCGTGACGAGGTAGATAACCGTCTGAAATCGGCACTTCAGTCAGACGAGATTGTTGGTCTGAAACGAAGTATCGAGGAATTGCGGAACCAGCAGTGGATAGGTGCGAAGCAGGCAGAAGCGAACGCTGTAACGGCGAAATACGGCCAAGACAAAGTGCAGCCGTATTTAACCCAGGTGGCGGGGATTTTGCAGCAGAACCGCAATTTGACGGTCGAACAGGCGTTGATGCATGTGGCCCCGCATGTCATTCAGCAGTATTGGATGGAGCAGGGGATTCGTCAGGCACAGACGCAAAAGCAACGACAACAGCAGGCCGCGTTAGAAGCGATGCGTTCGGGACCGTCAGCGGACCCGACAGCTGGATACCGTGAAGGGGAATCCATTTGGGATTCAGTCCGTGCGGTGATGGGCGCTTCCGCGGCAAATTTGGAACAATAGGAGTGTAACCGAGAATGGCAGCTACAACGCAGAGTCTTGTGAATGATGTAGTACTGTCCTCGACTCTCCAGCGGCGCAGTCAGGGTTACGAGAATCAGATTTCGCAGCAGATTCCCTTGTTCTACTGGCTTAAACGTAAGGGCCAGTACAAGCCGGTGAACGGCGGAACGCGCATCGAATGGGCCGTCGAATACGGTCTTGACGATGGCGAGGAATCGTATAGCGGATTTGACGAATTGTCTCTGCCCGAGCAGGACAACGTGACGATTGCCTACGCGAACTGGAAGCAGGCGTACAAAAGCATTGTGATTTCTGGTCGTGACCGTATGATCAATACGGGCCAGAAAATTTTTGATTTGCTTGAACAGAAGGAAAAGAACGCGATTGAGTCGCTTCAACAGCAGATGAACGAGCGTTTCTATTCCGACGGCACGGGCAACGACAGCAAGCGTGTTACCGGGTTGGGCGCGATCATCGCTGAAACCCCGACATCGGGTACGCTGTTTGGTATCAACCGGGCGAATGAAACTTGGTGGCGCAACCAGTACGAAGACACTAATGCGGCGTACTGGGATACCACGAATGACGTTGCGACCATGCGCAAGGGAATGACTGAACTGTATATTCGTTGTGGTCGTCTTTTGTCGGGCGGCAAAAAGGACCATTACCCGGACCTTATCATTGGGACAGAGAATTACTATCTCTACTACGATGATATGTGCAGCCGCATTGGTCAGCGGTTTGTGAACACGAATGCCGCGGATGCCGGTTTCAGTAATCTGAAGTTTATGGGTGCGACGCTCATACATGATTACGACTGCCCGCAGGACGCGGGTGGTGATGAAAAGGCGTTTTTCATCAACAGCCGTTTCATGCAGTTGAAGTACCATCCGCAGCGGAATTTCAAGGTCACTGCGCTTCAGTCCCCCGAAAACCAGGACGCCTTTGTTGCCAAGGTTCTGTGGATGGGCGAACTCATCTGCACGAATTGCGCCAAGCAGGGCGTGCACCTGGGCATCAAAGACGTAACTTAAGGAGGATTGAACACATGGCAAGTTGGAAGCAGTTGATTGGAATCGGTTCTGACGATAGCCCGGAAAAGTGCTAT